CCATTATTATTACAAATACGACTGGAACGATAGCAGAGAGCAAGAACGTCCTTTAAACGCCTTCTCTATGGACGATAGAACTGAGGCTTCTACGTGCTATCAAATCAAACGTTACTCAGTAGCACAACATTACTACGCTGTACCTGATTATGTAGGGGGAACAAATTACATTGAGTTAGATCGTGAGGTTTCTACTTTCCATTTAAACAATATCCGTAGGGGATTCTTTCCTTCTATGTTATTAAGTTTTAAAAATGGAGTGCCAACGGAACAAGAAAGGGTAAACATAGAACGTAAGGTTATAGAGAAATTTACGGGAGCAGATAATGCAGGGCGTATCTTAATCACGTTTAATGACGGTGATGATACTGCACCTGAGTTTACACCTATCGACACGAACGGGGCAGACACTATGTATGAATTCCTTTCTAAAACGGTAAGCGAAAAGATACTCACTTCACACCGTGTCGTTAGTCCTTTAATGTTTGGTGTAAGGTCTGAGGGTGGAGGCTTTGGTAATAACGCAGACGAGTTGCGAGATTCATACAGCCTATTTAACAACACGGTAATAGCACCCTTCCAAGATATTCTTTTAAAGGCGTTAGGAGGCTTGTTTGCTATTAACGACATTGAGTTAGATATTTACTTTATTACGGCAAAACCTGCCGACTTTTTAGACCTTGACATTATAGAAACTTTAGACGAAGGCGAACAAGAAAAAGAGGGTATGCAGACACAAGAATTTTCAAAAAAAAAACTTTTGAAGGTTGCGGATGCCCTCATTAAGTTAGGTGAGAATGAAGAAGACTTACTTAAAGAATATGAAATGATAGACCAACGCAAAGTAGAAGAAGATTCTGAACCCGTAATGGATGCGTTGTTTAGTTTTGCATCAGTAATCCGAAGTACGGGAAACGATGGAAAGGGGGAAAGTGACCAAGATAACGAGCTTATAAAAATTCGTTATAGATATGCACCCGATAGAAACACTCACAAGCCGCAGAGAGATTTTTGTTCTGATATGATAGGTGCAGGATTGGTGTACACAAAAGAAAATATTATCAAAGGCTTTGGTGCGAATCCAGGCTTTGGAATAGATGGTGCGCCTACTTACGATATTTGGTTTTACAAGGGTGGACCAAACTGCTACCATTGGTGGGAAAGGGTTACTTACTTACAAAAGAACAATAAAAAGATAACGGTTACCGAAGCAAGAAAATTGATTACTTCTTTACCCCCAAGCGAACGCGATGCGGTAAGGATACCAACTAACCCGAAAGAAGTGGCAAAGCGACCAATCGATATGCCAAATAGAGGATACTATAATTAAAAAAAATGAGCCAAGCACTTTTCGTTTCAGCAAATAGATTAAAACGTGATACCGCAATAGGTGGTAGCGTAGATGATGATTTAATACGTCCGTATGTTTATATGGCGCAACAACGTTGGATACTTCCCGTACTGGGAACGAAGTTGTACGATAAAATTTCTGCCGACATAGATGCAGGAACGGTAACGGGGGATTATGAAACGCTTTTAAACGACTACATCATACCTTCTACCGTTCAGTATTCCTTCGTTCAGTTAGTGCCTTTCCTACGTCTTAGATTCGTTAATAATGCGGTTGTAGTTATGAACTCAGAACAAAGTACTGCGGCTACCTATGACGATTTAAAGCCGTTAATGGATCAGGCATTAGATATGGCTACTTTCTACCGTGAAAGGTTGATAGATTACATCTGCAATAACTCGACTTTGTTTCCTGAATATAACACGAATACGGGTGCAGATTTAAACCCTAAACAAAACAACTATACGCAGGGAATGAATTTAGACTATGGAGGTTTAGATTTAAGATACGAAGCGTTCTTATCAGGTGCAGGAATAAAATGGTAAATAGAAAACGATATGCTCCGAGCTTACAAAACGAGGAGAAACTAAAAAAGTTTATAGATGGCAAACAAGAAAATAACGGAACTCACAGCTTTAACAAGCGCAGCATCGGACGATGTCCTGGCAATTGTGGATGTGTCGGGAACTGCGGAAACAAAGAAGATAACCGTAGCTAACCTTACGGGAGGTAGTGGGGGAACTACAACGGTAAAAGTTTCCTTAAGTAATGCTGATGTATTAGCTATGAAATATGACGATACGCCAATTACTTTAAAGGCTGCGGAAGCGTCAAAGATTGTCATGCCTATTTCAGTTATTTGCGTAGCTACACACGGAGGGTCTAACGAAAGTTCAAATGATAATTTACGGATGGGGTGGGATGCAGCTTCTTCTACAACAAATGACCGTTGGGGGGAATCGCGCGGATGGATGAACGGAGTATCGAGTGGAACAATTTCTACTTGTTTTGGGGGTTCTTCTAACGCAGGGGTAAATCAAATAGTAACTTTCTCCTTAACTAACAAACCATTTCAGATTTGGTGTACCGATGTTTTCAACGGAGGGTGGACTATGGATGTCTATTTTTCATACGTAATGGTAGATGCATAATGGAAAACGGAAAACTTTTAAGCATAAACTTTTTATGGACAGGATGGGCATACGGCATGATTAGCGAGAATTTAACTTTAATAATTGGTGCAATAGGTGGTATCACTTTGATTTGGCTTAATATAGAGGGCATAATTACTCATCGAAAAAATAGAAAATGAGAGAAATTAAATCAGTTATTTTACATTGTACCGCTACCCCTGCCGATAGGGTTTTAACGGTTAAAGAGATACGCAAATGGCACGTAAAAGAAAGGGGGTGGGCAGACATTGGATACCATTTTATAATTCATCAAGACGGAACAATAGAACGTGGAAGACATATCGGCAAAGTCGGGGCGCATACTTGGGGAAACAATTACGGAAGTGTTGGCGTGGCATATTGCGGAGGGGTAGCAAAAAAAGTTAAGAAATCTTTAGATAAAGAAAAACCAAAATCAAAAACTACGATAGTATCAAAGGACACTATGACGAAAGAACAAGAATCTTCGTTCAGGGATCTATTTGAAATGTTGGAGGTGATGTTTGGAGAGTTAAAATTAAGCGGTCATAACGACCATAACAAAGCCAAAGACTGTCCTGCGTTTAATATGCGGGATAAGTTTGGCGATTTAATAAATAGATAATGGAATTTTTCACAACGAATTGGGTAGAATTACTACTTGCAGCGATTACATTTTTAGGAACGTACACGGCATTAACCGAAACAACGAAGGATGATAAACTACTGGATATTGTCAGACGAATACTCAATGCTGTTATTCTTGGAAGAAACCGATGAAAACGGCCTTAGCACTTTTATCGAAGTTAGACCTAACGGAAGTGTTTCGTGATAAAGGAAAGCTCAGGAAGTGGTCGGCTAAAAGAACCATCGGAGGTTTAATTGTAGCCTATGCGCTAACGTCAATGGACGGGGAGATAGAATGGAAGGGAGTGGTGTTATGTGTCGTGGGTATTGTTCCACTATGCTTATCGTTTTTTGAAAGACGTTAGACCAAGACTAAAAGGGAATAAGCTAAAAGCGTTCCAACACCTCACTAAAAAAGAGAGGCGTATTCTTGTCGTTGGTGATTTGCATTGCCCGTTTGATTTAGACGGGTATTTGCAATTCCTTTTAGACACTTATGCGAAGTGGAATTGTAACCAAATTTTGATGATTGGCGATGCCATCGATAACCATTATTCGAGCTTTCATCAGACGGATGCAGATGGTTATGGAGGGGGTAAAGAACTTGATATGGCAATTAAACGACTATCAAAATACCGCGATGCATTTGCAGAAATATGCGATAAAAAAATAGATATTTGCACGGGCAATCACGATAGGATAATAATGCGCAGGGCGTTCGATTCGGATATTCCTGCACGGTGGATCAAATCATATAACGAAGTTCTCGGTACGGATTGGAACTAGGTTGAAAGTATCGTGTATGACGATGTATTATACGAACACGGGGAAGGAGGCCAGGCAAAAACTAAAGCCAAAAATAATATGATGTCAAGCGTTTGCGGTCATACCCACACACAAGCGTATGTGGAATGGTTAGTAGGTAAGAAGTATCGAGTGTTTGGGATGCAAGTGGGATGCGGTGTTGATGCTTCAACTTATGCAGCAGCCTATGCTAAAAACTTTAAGAAACAAGCAATAGGATGTGGAGTTGTTTTAGGAGGTCATACAGCCATCAACGTGCTGATGCCTTTGGGTAAACCTAAACCAAAGAAAGGTACGGTTTTATAAAAGAAAACCCCCCACTTCCCTATGAGAAAAAGCGAGGGGCGGTCACCAAATATAAACAACGGTGCTAATATACAACACTATCTTTAACATTAGATAGTTGTTTAATTAAAGCAGATTTAACGCTACTAATTGAGTTGATGCGCTCAGATAAAGAAAGTATGTAGGTTTCTACTTCGTCTTTATTAGTAGCTACATAATAACCTTTAGACGTAGCGATAAGCAAAGGCACAAGGTGGTTAGTACGTATGTGATGTACAATCTTTCTTAGCCTTGTATCGGTTATTTTACATCCTCCAACTTTTAGAGCTTTACAAATATCCTTATTGGTTATGGCTTTGCCTTTGCCTAATTTCGTAGAAAGACCATGCACGACAATAGGCAGAAGCGTGTGTAGTTCGTAGTGGTTTAGTTCGTGGGTTTCCCTTTCAAAGTTCGTTATCATTTTTTTAAGATTTAATTAGAAAAAAAAGACACAAAGCGAGTAACCAAATTAGTACAGTTATTCGTTTGTGCTTTAGTGAAGATGGGTTGTACATCATTCTTCTTCGGTTATAAATTCGCAATGCTCTAAGCAGTCGGGGCATATCCCGTATTCAGTCATAAAGCATGAAGCCCCACAACAATCGCTTACTAATTCATCTTTCATCGGTATAAGAATTTAAACTGGACTTCTTGAGGTTTAGATTTAGGCAACCACGTTCCACGATAGCGTGTGAAATACGTTAGGTTTTGTTCTTCAGTTAGTTTATCGGTGTAAAATTCTTCTTTATCTATTCCACCACAAGCGATAAGAAGCATACAATGGTAGCGACAATACTTAGCTGATGAGTGCCTATGCCAAAAGGTAATTTCTTC